GAATTGCCTTAATACGCATATCGTTCTGATTTCCTGCCACATCATAGCTCTGGGCTAGAGTGTCAGCTACGACATCGACATCGCCAAGAAGTGCCTTGACTGCGCCAGTACCGTACATCCATTTGTTTGTCGCTGACGCCGTTGCGCCTGTCACACTGTCTGGGCCGTTTCCAGTGTAGCCTGAACCAATGATAATCTTGGTTCCGCTGATTGTCTGAAGATGGCCTGCTTCGTTGTGAAAAATCATGTAGTTAGATGATAGAAGACCAGCTACGTCCTTTGTCATGTGAATGACGCCGTTTTCTCCAGCTGGAGAAGTGTCTCCTAGCTCAAAGTCTAAAAGGGCAAGCGCGCGCTGAACAGACAGCGCAGTAGTGCTATTGACAAGAGTCGCGGTTGAAGCGCTAAGTGCTTTGTTCGCGTGGGATTCGCCTTTTCTAATCGCGCCGTCCCATAGCTCGCGCTCCATTGCCTTTTGAGTTCCACCCTCAAGTTGGCGCTTAACTCTTGCAACATAGTCAAGACCAGGGAACCCTAATGCCGAGCGATAGTCTTCAGCTTCAATAAAAAATGGTTTAATTTCTGTATAGCGCTCAGGGGTAGTGTTAGATACCAACGCACTTGACGTTGTGTCAGTGTCATCATAGTTGACAAGACCACGGATAGTTGTGTCCCACTCGTGTGAGAATCCGCGAATCCATTGATCTTCTTCAAATTGAGTCTCAGGCTTAGCTACGGTGAATAGACCGAACTCCGAAGGAGTAATCTTCGGGGCTTCAAAAATCCCTGTAAAAGCCATTTTTAATTCCTAATCTAAAAGTTTAGTTTTTTGTTTCGTATCGGGGGAGCCCGTTTCCGAGCTCCCCCTCAACGACTATCGAATAACTATTAGTATTCGATTACTGCTGCTGTAACGCCACCTAGTGTGTCACGGAGAGCAGCTGCTGCACCGTTTACAGAGATGGTTGATGTTACCTTGAGTGACTCAACGCCTACCTTAGCAACGCCTTCAAATGTTTCTACGAACATCTTGTAGTCGTTTGTGCCAACGAGGGTGGAATCACGGATGATACCTAGATCTAGTGTGCCGCCGTCTAGGAACAAGAATGTTCCTTCAGCGAACAAGTACCAGACGAATGTATCTGTGAACTCGTTCATTGCGTTCGCACCTTGTGAGGTTGTGAGCGCTGAACCGTCGATTGTGTAGCATACGTTAATGCCACGTGATGCAAGTAGACCGTCGATCTCGCCATATGCGTTTAGGAGGTTATCTCCAGGCGCTGATAGAGCGAGGTCAGCTGCCATTGCGTCCTTGATCCATGCTGGCATGATTGCACGAAGTGGTGCATCAGCCTCTAGACGGTGACGTGAACGGTAAGCTGCTGCAGCGCGGCCGATCTGTACTAGGAAGTCACGAGCAACACCAATGATTGATGTTGAAGTAACTGCTGTTGAAGCATCGCCGATCTTTGTAAGTAGGTTGCCTTCAGCCTCACGTGCGTGCTGGATTAGACCAAGCTCGTTGTGACGAGCGATCAATTCAGGATACGCGCGAGTAAGAAGGTTACCGAACTGTAGCTGTAGTGTTACAGCGTCAGTTGCGACTGTTGTCTCAGATGCTGCTGTTACAGTCAAGCTTAGCTTAGCTGATGGTGATGGTGTTTCTGCTGAATCGTTTGCAGCAGTCCAGATGCCTACAGCGTTAGCGTAGTCAGATAGAACTGGTGGAACGATGTAGCGGATACCGCCACGATCTGCTTGGAAGCGAGGTAGGCAATCGCGAACTGGGCGCACTGCTGAGCCAAGTCCGAAGATGTCGTACTTAACTTCGAATGGAGCTTGGTGTCCGCCAGTAGCAACAAGTGCCTCAGGACCGACTACCTTCTGGATCTTGTTCCAGTTAGACTCTGCATCTGTTGAAAGAGTGCGATCTTCTGGGTACTGTGTGGTGATAGAAGCAACAATGTGCTGCTCTCCATCTCCACCGTTTACACGACGAAGTGTGTGCAAGCGCTTTGACATTGCTTGTGCAACTTCTGACATGTCTGTAATTGCAGATCCGGCTGTGTAACCAGGGATATCAGCGCCTGCAGTGATTGCCACTGGAGCTACTGAAGCCTGTGCTACTGGGCGGCGATCTGCTGGAGCTTCGATTAAAGCGTCCGGCTCGTTTGCGGCGGCGGTCACTGGTGCCTCCTGATCTTCCTGCGCTGTAGGCGCTTCGATTGTTTCGGTTGTTTCGATTGAATCCTCAACTTCAACGGCTGCAACAACTGCTTCTTCAGCAGGTGCTTCTGCAACAATTTCTGTCTCGGCTGGTTCTGTTACTTCTACTGCTACTGCCTCTGTTGAGTCAGTTGAAAGCTCGGTTTGTGGAGTTGCCTCTACCGCAGCTTCAGTTGAAACTTCTTCTACAGCAGCTTCAGCCACTGTCTCGGTTTCAATTGCAGCAACTTCTTCTGGAGCTGAAAGTTCAGCTACAGGCTCTGTTGCCTCTGTTGTGATTGTCTCGGTTGGTTCTACTGAGGTTGAAAGCTCAGATCCGTCTTCCACAGATGTTGACGCTGCCATTGGCATATCCTTTTTCTCTTCTTTGTCCTCTTCAGCTTCATCAGCTTCAGGCTCTTCAGGTTTGGCAGGAGTCTCATCGGGCATATCGCCTTCTGGAGTTTCTCCTGCAGGGGCATCTTCTTCACCTTTAACGCGCATTGCAGCTTCCGCTGCGCGTGCTGCAAGCTCTTCAGCTGCAGCTGCGCGACCCTTGATTTCACCGCGAACGGTGTCAAGCATATCGGCTAGAGATGTCATGGCGTCTACTGTCTGGGGAGTTGGATCTTCCTTCTCAACCGTTTCAAACTCGTTGACGATAGATGTCTGTAGCTCTGCGAGTTGTTCCTCGCTGAGCTCAGATAGCTGGTCAATCATTAGTTTAATTTGGTCCACTGTCCCTCCTCCGGGCCAGTCATGATGAACGAGTTGTTCATTCGCTAATCAGTCAAGGCCGAGGGACTTAATGCGGCGCATTAAGGCACTCCACCTAAATTGAATAATACATTATATTTCTCAGGTTAATAGTCTGAGAAGCTTGCTTAACTCCGAGGAAATTTCCTGCTGAGTAAAGTAATCTCCGCCAGACATAAACGACCTAAGTCCCGTGGTCGCCTCTTCGGTGTCATCAGCACCGATCTTTTCTTCTACCCTTGACATCATCTCTTTAATAAGATTTTGAAGGGCTGGAGGAAGATCGCTATAGCGTACCTTCTCCGTATCGCTCCCGAAAGGCAAAGGAAGGTTAGCAATAACCTCACCTAGGGCTTTTGCCGAGGAACGAATATTCTCTAGTGCGTCTGGGTTAAGCGCGCCTTCATCAATGCGGTCAACTATAGAGATAACATCTCCAGCCGATTTAGTAGCCTCTACGTAGTTGCCAGCATCGTCAAGGTTCTCTGCTTCTTCAATCTTCTCGATAACATTTTGAAGACCAGAAACGCCTGCGTCCTGCTTAATGCGGGCTAAAACTTGACGAAACTTACCTTTTGCATCGCGCGGTTGAGTGTCAGGGTTATATTTACCCTGCTCTTCAGCCTCAACCGCTAATGTTTTTCCCATATCATCGCCTAGCTTAGCGGAAAACTCTGCTAAACGTAAACGTAGGTCTTCTACGTCTTCATCGACAGTTGAAAGTGATTTCCAGTTTTCTGGGATCAAGTCTGGGCGATCAAACTTACGAGCCATCTTCATGATGTGGCGGCGAACAGCTGCTCGCTTACCTGGCTTAGAGCGACCGTACGCTTGGATAGAGTCCTTTAGAGAATCAAGGTTTGTAATTGGGTAAGAACCATCTGGAAGAGCCTTACCTTCCTTGGCTAGCTTCTGGCGCTTCTCGCGGGAGATGTAGCCAAAGTTGTCGTCATAGCGAGGCTCGCCGTGGATACGCTCATAGGCTGCATCGGCAACAGCTGAAAGCTGAGCTAGACGCTCCTCACGAACGAGATCAAACTTTGCCTTTGCCACGTCTGCTTTAGCAGAAAGCTGTGTATTTTCTAACTGCTCCAGTTTTTCAATTCTAGAGCTTAATTCTGCAACAGGATCTGACTTCATGCGTGCAAGTACCTGGGCACCTGCAGCAACCAACGCCATAACCGCGCCTGAGGCTACACGAGCGCGTGCGATTGGGAAGCCTGGTACGTTTACCTGGCAAACCGCGACGAGCTCAAGTTGGCCCTTAATTGGACGCCAGTCACCAGAAGGTGCAGACGCGCGAAGGGCACGAACCTGCTCCGGTGTAACGCCTGGGCGAAGTGAACCAGCAACCCAGATACCGAAGGCGTCCTCGCCTGCGTGAACATCCGCGATTGCAGAAGCTGTGTCGTCGTAGTGACGAGAAGCTTCAGCCGCAGATGCTTCTAGTGAAGCGTGGCCACCAGCTAATGTTAGTTGACCTACTGGCATATCCTTACCATCATCAGTGCGGATAACTCCTGTGTGGAAGTAGGCGTACTTGCTCTTTGAGCGAGGTGGGCGGGTACCAAATGACATTCCAATGTGATCTACATGCCATGCAGCAATGTGACCAAATACTCGGCCATCGTCATCAACTGTCAACGGCGTAGCCTGGTTTAGCTTTGGATTGTCGAACCACGAGCGTGGCGGGACGACAGGAACGGAACCAGCGACAAGACCGCAAGCTACTAGAGCTGATGCCTCGATTGGATCCATTTCGTCGACGTATACTCCGTCGGGAATCACAATGTCCTCCTGTTTCTTGTCGTTATTGACAAGGTAGATTTGGCACTCTTGAAATGCCGGTTTAGGCACTAGAGTTACCGCCATAACACGCGCATGAGTAATCATGAGCTTGTCTGTTCCAATTTTACCAGCATCTTCATCTTCAGATAATTCAACTGTGTGCTGGCTTGCCTCAAATTGATCCAAGTCAGCGGAAACGCCACGGATAAAGCCTTCGCGCACTAGACGCTCTGCCTCTTGCCCATACGCACCTGAGTCAAAGACTCCGGTTGCATTTCCAATACCATTTTCAACGCGCTCCATAGTGTCGATGCGACCTACCACTACTGAGCCATTGTGCCCTTCAGCAGATTTGATCTGCCACATTAGAGGAAGAGGAAGCTCACGAATTTCAATCGCGCCCTTCTTAAACTTACGTCCGTCACCAGACTCAAGATCCTCAGGAATCACAAGAGGAATTCTAAAGGCAGCGCCTTCAGTAATCTCGATGTGCCCGTCGGCTAAAAGAACTCTTTCTCGAGCATCTGCTGCACGAGCAGAAAGAACTGAAGCCTCTAAAACTTCATCGTATGAGCGAATATCGTCCAATGCAAACGCACCCTTCTTCTTTCCAGGATTGCGCTTGTCTCCAGGCCACATTCCGGTCATTTCATGATGACGCAAAGAGCAGTAGCCCTTAGCGCGTGGACCCATATACTTCTTTAGTTGTCGATAGCAACGTGTCCAATCGCCAGGTGTGTTCCAGCGAATCTTTAGTCCACCCTTACCAACAGTCCAGTAGCGACGTAGGTTTTCAGCGTTTCCACGGTTACGGTCTGCGCCACCTGCAGCAGTCATAACCATAACGTTTCCGCCTGCGCCCCAAAGAAGAGTAAAGAACTCCGAGTCAGCGCTAGCTGTAAGAACTGGCGTAACTCCGTCTACCTGCTCGATAACACTCTTAAGTGATTCTCCGTCTAGAGGAATAACTGGAGGAGGCGTTGGAGAGTTTAGGTCTGCAAGAACTTCCTCTTCGCGTATCCACTTGTTGTCACGACGGATGTACGTCATAGGGTCAACAGATGTAGAGCTTGCAGGCACTAACGAGACAAGCTCAAGTACCGCGCTAGGGTCGTCTTGAGAAACGATTGCAAAGAACATTGGCTGAACGTCAGAAGTTTCTGGAGATGTCTCTGAAGACTTACCAACTTTTTCCGCGCTACCGCGAATAATTGGTTGGTAGTACATCTTGTTAGGGTAGTAGTACTTGCCGTCAGACCCTTTAACCTTCTTATTTAAGAAGGACCGTAGTAGCGGGTGCTCGTAAGGATCTGCAACTATCTTTACACCAGTTAATCTTTCAAGAGCCTTTATAGTCTCTGATTTTTCAATCTGCGGCGCTTGCCCTGGTCCTGTAACAAGTTTTTCTGTCTTTGGAGCACCTGAGCTAGGGTTCGCCTTAAACGCGTCGCGTTGAGCCTTAACCCACGCTGGCCAGTCGCCTATAATCTTTCCAAGATCCTCAGGTGATAGTGCTGGAAGAGTTCCAGGAATTTTTGCGTCAGGACGATCAATTGGAACGCGTGGCTCACCAAGAATACCTGATGTGTCTAGTCCTTCAAATTGAATAGGTGCTCGTGTAGAAGAAGTAGGCTTAGCAGTAGCTTCTGGCTCTGTAGCCATAGCTGGAACATCAACGATACTGCCAGAATCAAGACGAACACGCACGCTTTGCTTTGCAGGGTCAAGGGCAATAATGTTTCCTGCGCCCTTTGCAGTATCTCCGCCAATAACTACGCGTGAACCCATCTTTGAAAACTTACCTGTCTTGTCGCGTACTTGCTTTTGAACGTTTTCAGAGCGCTCTTCAGGAGAGTAGACTCCGTCTTCCGGATTTACGGCTGCAATCATTGCTCTATCAATAAACTCGTAATCAAGCTCTGCTGCTGCCGCGAGTACCATTTGAGCCTCGTCGTAGTTTACGTCAAATAAAGAAACAAAGTGATCTGGGTTTTCCTGGAAGCAAGCGCTAAGGAACATTGCAGTCTCGGCGTCGATTTCTACGTGAGTTGTTTCAACTTCATATGACTCTCCGTCAAGTGCTAGGTCATAACTTGCAAGGTCTGCCTCAACGCCTGGAAGCGTGTGCCAGAAGCCTGCATCCCACACCGCTACGTTATAAGCCTCGTCAATTTTGTATAGGCGGTCAATTCCTGAGCCGTCCATTCGCATACGGGCAATAAACTCAACTGCTCCGATTTCTGTCGAAGAAGCCTCCCTAAACGCGTCAACTTCCGCGCTGTAGGTAGTATCGGTTGCATAGTCGTAAAGATCATCTTCGTAGCCTTGGTCGGTGTACCCGTCAGCGCGTAGAGCCTTCTTGTTCTCGCGCTCTACAATTGCGCGCGCCCAGCGCCATCCCGCGTCACCGCCCCACAAAGCCCAGGCAATACGTCCACGTGAAGGAAAGCCTTTTTCACCAGGCTCGTATCCTTCTGCCTTCTTATCTATTTCGTGGCGAGGAAAGTACTTAGCGATGTGACGAACCTTTTCAATTCCAATTTGTCCACCATCAGCAAGAGTACGCGCGGAGTTGACACCTACCGATGTTCCACCACGGTTATACTCCTTACGCCACTCTAGACCGCGCTTAGCTTCCTCTTGAGCGCCCTTAGGGATAGTATACATACGACCAGCTGCGGCAACAACCGCGACGTCAAGAGTCGTTAACGCAGCCTGCGCAAGATCAGCAACAGTCTCGTCGATCTCTACGCTAGAGGCGTCCCATGCTGCAGATGCAACAAGAGAAGATAATGGACCGGAGTCTACTACGACGTTTTCTTCTACGTCAATGATGACACCGGTGCTCTCGTTAGAGAAAAGAACCTGTGAACCATTCTTTCCTACGATATCCATATTACTTCTTCCCTGTCTCATCGGTGGGCTGAGGATCAAACACTAAATCGCCAACTACACCTTCAGCAGTCTGGCCATCCATATAATCTAACAGCCATGCATTAGGTCCATTAGGATCAACCGAGCCTAAAGCTGCAAATACTAGCTCTAGCATTCCAGGCTCAGTAATGTCTATGTCTTCATCTTCTGATGAGAGTTGATCAAGAAGCTCAGGAAAATCTAATAGCACCTGCTCGATGTCAACAGATCTAAGCGCGACACCGACAGACTTCTTTGATTCTTCTAGTGCACTCTTAATTTCCTGATCTTTTTCCATCTTAAGCTTTTCGCTCTTAATGGCAATTTTCTCGCTAGGCTCCTCAAATGGAGCAGAGAAATAGTAGTTACTAAGATTAAATCGTGAAAGATCAAGATAATCTTCAATTGTGTAAGACTTACGATCTTTCTTGACGGTGTCTAGCAGAAGCTGAACTCTCTTGCCTGGGTCAAATAGCTCGTTGTTACTGCTAGAGAAAATGTACTTAAAGCCTTTATCAGTAGCTACGACTGAAAATGCGTGGGTGTCATCAGTCATGTCAAACGCGCGGATTACCTTTATCATTTCGTATTTTCTCCTTATCGGTTTCTTGACCAATAGCTAGGGTTAAGAACTCTTAAGAACATGTCATATGCTTCGCCACCTGGCTTTAGAAGAGCATCAATACGTTCTTGTACTTTAGCGCGGTACGCGTCAAGGCTTCCAAAGTTCTTGATTATAAGATCAAGTTCTTTTCCTGTAGGAAGATTTGCAGGATTGTCTAGCTGCTGCATCATTACGCGAGCTTCATTTCTAAAGATGTCAAGAACTTCTTCTTGCTTTAGACGCTTAGTCAAGACAGGCATAGCCATTCCGTAGATCTTGCTGTTGTCACCGTCGAATAACTCTTGTACAGTAAACTGCATTCCTTCAATGTCAGGGCTAAATGTTGACAGCGCGTGATCGATAGGTAAAGCACGAATACGTGTCTTGTCGGTACCGTCGACTGCTAATAGAAGGTTGTTGTTGTGACGATCCATATTGCTAATAATAAGATCAACCAGCATAATGCGGACTGCGTCTTCAGGGGTATGAAGAAGATCCATAAAGTTTTCTGGAGTAACCTTGATTGTAGTTCCATCTGGCATGTTAATTGCCATACGATTTCCAAGAGCGTTCTGCGCTGTCATGGGGACGCTTAGCAAAGGAATACCAACTCCTGCACGTTGCATAACAAGAATCTCTGGGTCGACATTGCTGACGCGTGTTTCATATCCAGCACTTACACCGGCAGCCCGTAGCATTGTGTCTGCTTGTACCTCTGCACCGGGACCACTAATCTCAAACTGAGTAGCGTACGAGTCCTTCTTCACAAAGAAAACTTGACCTGAATCGTTGTGCGTCACCATATAGGTGTCGTTAACACCAGACTCAAATACACCAAGTTCTTTAACTGTAAATCCAGGCACATTATTTCCACGAACATCTTCAATTGAAACATCTAGAAGCTGTGATCCAACTCCAAAGTCCTTTGAAGAAGCTAATGGGTTATCAGCCTTAAACTCTGCGTCAAGCGCAATGCGCAACTTAAAGATATCCTGCAACGTAGCATCTCGTCCTTCTCCCTTGAGAAGCTGACCTGCGGTGTATCGGTTAAGCGCTGTCTTAGCTGCTGGAGAAAGAACTGCTAGCGAGCGGTTGCTTCTTAGCACATCGCGAATCTGATCGATGTAAGGAGTTAGCTCTGGATTCGCGTCTGCAAACTCGTTGCTGTTAACCTTTAGAACAAGTTCACGGCTAACACCAGGACGATTTAACTTGTCCTCTATACGCTTACGTGCATTGCGGGACTGGTCATAGTTAATAGCTTGACGCTGCTCGATAGCTTCTGGGTTAAGACGTTTTTGTCCATACCAGCTCATGCTAATCATTTGCTTCTTGCCGATCCAGTTAGTTGCGCCAGGGTACCAACCGATAAGCGCGAGCTCCAAAGGAGTAGGAACTGTGTCTACTTTATATTCTCCAGTTGGATTGTCTTTTGCAACACGATCTTGCATTCTTTTAATGATCTGCTTTTCTTCGTCTGTAGTGCCTGCTCTATTCGCCATGCTACGAAGAATACGTGGAACATCACTTGCCTGTGATGCTTGCCAGTTAAATCCGTTAAGCGCCCAGACAAAACCACCCTGCCATCCGCCTCCACCAGCCGCATAGACCTTTACGCTGTCAAAGCCGTTTGCGATATACCAGTCTTCCATATATCTGTTGTAGGCGGTAACAAAACCAGACTTCTTGTCTCTTGCGTTTGGAATTTTAAGAATATTGTTTGACACTGTCCATGACGCAGATTTAGTTCCGTCTGGATTTTCCTTGTTTGTGCTTCTTAGAGTACGGCTACCTTCTCCGATTTGAACTCCTTGGTCATTTAGAATTCTAAATGCTATTGAGATTTCAGCCTCGCCTGAAGGATAGATAGTGTATCCGACTCGAGCACTCTTATCAAGAGTGTAGTTATTTTTTCCAAACTGCACGCCGTCACGAATTCCAAAAATGTCTTTGATAAGGTTGTCAATTTGAGCTCGATATGCAGCCTGGTCGCTAGAAGCTTTATCACGCTCGTCAGGGGAGGATGACGAAGACTCTGCTACAGCTTTAGCTTCTTTTTCTTTTGATATAAGATCTGTGATGTTGTTGATACTAGCTCTGTCACGACCGGCTCTTGCGATTTCAGGAGCGCGTAGACCCCAGGCAGAGTAGTCGGACTGCTTTGCGCTAGGGTTGGCTAACTCCGCGATATCCGCTGGAGTATCTGCTAAATTAACTCCAGGAATGCTTCCATCTCCTGCGATAACTGGAGTCCCTAAAGCGGCTGGCTCGTTAAATCGAGCTGAAGGATCTTGTGGCACTGGGTTACGACGAGCTGGTGGTAATTGTCCTGGGCCTTGTGCTTGTTCTACTGGAGCGCCAGCGTCAATTCCAAAGACTTGACGTGCAGAGCGAACAGCCGTGCTTCCATCGTCAAAACGAACGCGAACATAGTCTGCATCACGGCCAGATTTTGTATCAATGTTTTGCACTGCTACGATAGTTCCTGCACGTCCATCTGATAACGCCTGTACGCGAGCGCCTGCACCGACAGCAGCCCCGTTAGAGTCAAGAACAGTATTGTTCGCAGTGTATCCAGCTTCACGAGGACCTGGATAATTAAACTGTGGAGTTTCAGCTGCTGGAGAATCAATAGGAGCGTCAACTAGAGGCTCTTCAATAGTAGGTGAAGCATCTGCAGGCTCTTCTTGAACTTCTTGTCCAAGTATTGCAGGACCTGCAACTTCAGCAATTGCAGAGATGATCTCTTCATCGTTTGCCTCGGACCAGTCAAGAAGTCCTTCTTGATCTATAGCGTCACGAATCTTATCAGCCGTGTCATCATCAACTGTATTTCCAGTTTGCTCGATGAGATCCTTAATCATTTGCGAGTGAGCTTGAAGAGTCGGAGTTTCAGACTCTGGCTCGGACATGTCGTTTGACTCACGCTTTAGATCTACAAGAATATCATTTGTGTTAACACCTTGTAGTTGAAGCGCGTCGCGGATTGCCTCGATTGGAACCTCGGTTGTAATGTCGCCAAAGTTTAGAAGCGCGGCACCAGAGCCGTCTGTAATTCCTTCAAGCATTTGCATGATGAGATCTGATGTCTCATAATCAGCAGCTATGTCAGGTGCGTTGTCAGTGTAACCATTTTCGTCAGGTGTTGGTTGAGACGGAGTATACACGCTAGGGTCTGGGATGTAGTAGTCAGGGTTTTCAAAGTCAATAGGAAGATTTTCTATAAGAGATCCTGGCAGCTTTACAGCAGATGTTGTCTTTTGGTTTGCAATTGAAGGCTCATCATCTGAAGTAGCGTCCTTGATCTGACGGATCTCAGCAGTAATGTCATCTACAAGCTTTGCTTCTTCTGCTGAAGGTGTTCCACCCTGTGCATCAATAAGCTTTGCTAGGTTCTTGTTGTCTCCAGTTACAGAGTCGTACACATTCGCAAGAACACGGTTAGGGTCGACTCCTGCATGCCATAGAGCATTGAACAATGACTCTGCAGGTACGAACTCTGCGCCTGCATTAAACTCTAATTGACCAGCACCAGACGGACGACCGAGGTTGACCTGTGCAATCTCTGTGTCAACGTCAACCTCTGATGGAGCGTCTAGCTCGTCGTCATCACCAACGTTTGCATTAAGAATATCGGCAACAGCCGCGTCAGAAGAGTTTCCAATAACTGCCTCAGAGAACGCAGAGATAAGATCTTGGACTGTAAACTTAGTCGCAAGACGCTCTGGATCATCTGTAAAGTCTGTGCTTCGCTCGTCTACACGACCTTCTGGTTCGTAGTCTACAGTGTTAAACTTAAACGCGCCATCTGGCACTTCAAACTCCGAAAATAGTCCAGGAGCAGAAGGATCAGAAGGAGACACTGGCTTTACAGGTGTTCCGCCTGAGGGAGGAGCTGGAGGCTCTTCATCTGGAGTCTCGTCGATAGACGCAATTGGCTCTAGAGAGCGACCGCGCCTTTCTTCTTCTGCCTTAATCCAACGTGGGATATCTGCATCAGCTTCAGCCCAGGAGTCATACTTCTTGTCATAGGCTGCGAATGTTCCGTCACGGTAGTACTCTGCTTCAGCAAAGACAGGGTTTCCATTGTCATCTGCGATTATTTTCCTATACTGAATAGAAGGAAGTCCTTCTTCAGCATATATGATGTCTGCGCCGATAGCTCTGCGCTGTATATCAGCTGCCCTACCTGGCTTAACAATGCCTTCCCAGCCGTCAGGAACTGTATTTCCATTTTGATCAACGCCACTCTTAACAAGCTCTTCAAGCTTGTCAAACTCTTCGTTGTGCACTGTTCTAGCATCTAGGCGAGCTTTAACTTGTTCTTGTTGCGCAGAAGAGTCTTGACCCTTAACTGCATCGTACGCTGCCTGATCTCCATTAGCAAGATCGTTTATGTCAGCCCAGCTTGCAGCTTCTCCAACTTTGTCACCAAGTGAACCGTCTTCATTTTGACGGAAGAGAGTATACTCGCCGTCCGCTACCTTGGCGGTGTAGTTATCGTCTGATGTAAATGTGTTCTCGTCTTGCTTTGTCCAACCTGTTGGCGCATCGCGACGAGTAGACATAAGGTCAACCTGTGAAGGAATTCCTACCATTGATTGATCTGGTGTAGCGCCTGGAGTAACTCCAGCTTTTTCTAAAGCTTCAGTTGGAATGCGTGCAGAGTATGTCTCTACGTTTTGAGGTTGAACTGCGTAGATACCATCTGGGAGATTTGCATCTCCTGAAACTTGGATAAGACCTGCAGGGCGTGGATTTTCTCCAGCCCTAGGGATACTTGTTCCTACGTATACGCCAGACGCAGAGCCTACTCCGCCTCCTGCCATACGATAGCGGAAGTTTGCACCGCGTCCCATTTCAACCCAGCGGCCTTTCTTATCGCGCCACTGTAAAGCTACGCGAGCTCTACGAGCAGCAGAAGAGTTACCCTCTAAGAAAGCTGCAACGATTGGAGCAGGGTCAAGCTTAAAGTATCCAGGGACGTTTTCTTTAGTAACACTTAAACGCATGAATGCATGCTCGCGCTCAAGGGAACCTGGTTGCGCAGAGAACGCTGCAGCAACTAACGGACGTGCGTTATCTGAAACTTCTGTATCAGCTGCAAGCCATTGCGAGTACTTAGAGCGATATTCTTCAGGCGTGAGTGACGCGTTGAGCGCCGACAAAGGATTACCCTGAGGCAATAGGTCTGTATGAGTAGTCGTATTTGCACTAAACGTTTTTTGTGCGCTAGAGATAAATACCGATACCTCACGGAGAACACCAAAGTCACGGGACTCGTCTGACAAAGTAGATAGATCTGCAAGCGCGCGTTCCATAACGATAAGCGCGGAGCGTGGAGTGATCTGGCGTTCTTGTAATGTGCTAGCGTTTGCCTTGGTTACAAGAGATAAAACTTGCTGGCGAAGTGTAAGAACAGGGATGTAGTTACTGTTCTTTTTCTTCTTTGCAGCTTCACGTTCTAGTGAACGCTCGATCTTCTTGTTGAGTGGCGATTCCATTAGGCTTATCCCTTACGCTTTTTTGGAAGTAAATCTGCGTCCTTTGATTCATATAGCTTTGTAGCGAGTGTATATGCTCGCTCGAACGGAACGTCTCCGTCACGAACACCGCGTAACCATGCACCGCGAAGAGCGGGTATTGCCTCATAGCCAAGACCTGTGTACTCGGCCATAGAGTAGATAGCGTGCTCTGGTGAGCCGTACTCGTCTGCGGACTTAAGCGCGATCTGTAGAAGTTCATGTTGTAGGACAGATGCCTCGCCGCGACTTGACTTCGGATGCGCCTTAGGCAAAAGATCATTGTCCTGCTTGTAGTTTGGGTTTGCAGGAGATCCTGAGCGCAAAAGCTTTAGGAACGCGTTAACGCGAGCCATTGCCCACTGGTCACGAGTCTTACCTGGTCGGTGGCTTGATGAGAACGCGCCTGAACCTCTACGGTAGACAGCCTTTAACATTGGAAGTGTTGCCTTACGTCCAGGCTTTGCGTTCTTGTTGTGCTCTTCTACCTTGTTGCGTAAAGCTGTTTCTGTCTTTGCAGAGAAAACAATCTTCTTAGATCCGGCCGCGGATCCTGGCTTATTTCTCTTTGAGCCGTAGATGCGATCCTTCTTTGGAGCGCGACGTGAGCTTGCCGCAGTGATAGGTCCACCGACTGCCCAAGCGTTACATGTACGAGACGCAGCGCACTTAAAGTCTAATGCTTCACAGTATCCAAGCTCTGCCTGGTCAATTGCCGAGTCAGCGTCTGTAGAGCTAGAGTCACCTTGCTCTAATCCAGAGGAAATGCAATCAAGCATCTTTGGAGTGCGAACAAAGAATACGCAGTTTCCACAAACGCTTGTCTTTGCTTCCTCAGGAGTCGTATCCCACTTGTCAGCTTTTTCCTGCCAAAATTCTTCGTTAGGTTCTTTAGGATTCAACGGGCCATAGCCAACGTTGTCAATTGCGTTTTGACGATTCTTTAAATTTAATTGGATATCCTGTGTCGCAGGTGGGCACTCTTCTGTCTCGTCATCAGCTGCAAACTCCGAGTCATCGGACGCATCTACAGGAACGCAGTTGGGAACCATCTTTCCGCTCTTGCCCTTTTTCATTCCTACTTGCTTGTATCCGTCCCAGCACGGGCTCTTACCGGCAAACTCAGATGAGTCATATGAATCTAAAAGATCAACTGAAGCTGTAATCTGGTCGTCTTCAACCTTAACAACTCCGTCAGGGATAACTGCAAAGCGGCACTTGCCGTCGTCTTCAATTGGCTGTGCGATAATCTTGCAAACGCCAGGACCTTCGTACAAAACACAGTTAATACACTTAACACCGATGTCCTTGACATCGTTCTCTTCTGGAGGAGTGTATCCTGCCCAGATACCTGTGCGGTCTTCGTTAAACTTTCCGTACTTCTCTGCGATCTCTAAAAGCGCCTTAGCAAGATCCTGCTCCTCGGCAACGATAATGCCAGCGGCTGCCATTGCCTCGTCGCGTTCTTCTTGGTAAGAGAACATTGGGTCGTACTCTTCATCTGCGATGTCCATAGAGATGTGACACTGTGGGCACGCGCAATCTTCACCGCATAGGCAATAACCGTTATCGCATCCTGGACATACACATCCGACAGGGCCACATAGAGGGCAACCGTCGTTATCATTCATAAGCTGCTCAACAACAGGAGTGTCTCCTGCGTCTAAAAGTTCAACAGCTTCAGATTTTCCCAGCATGTCTGCTTCGGTTGGTGATAGGAACGCGGCTAGCTGCCAACGCCACTTCTTTTGCATATCAATTCGTCCACCGATGAAGTCTGCGATACCTTGCTCGTTTGCCGCCGTTGCAAGCTGGAAGCAATTGTCAAGAGACATGATCATAATGTTGTTTGCTGCGTAAAGATCTTGAACCATCATCATCGCGTCCGCACCGCAGTCCATGTCGTCCATCTGGCTGAGGTTCATAAGATCTTCAAGACGATAAGGAGCAGTTGAGCCAAGCTTACGCATGTTCTCCGCT